CATATTATCTAAACTTGTCTCTGCCATCTCATTATCAGCCAAGTAAAAACTTCCTTTCGCTATAATAGTTTCAGGTTGAGTTTCTTCATAAAAGATAACCTTAACTCTCAAGTTTCCTCTGTCTTTTTCTACCTTCTTAACTTTCCCTATTATTTCACAATACCCTATCGTTGCTATTACCAGAATTAAAATAAGTATTTTTTTCATCTTTTTCCCCCCGTTAATATCCACATTCTGTTAGTTCAACTACACCAACCCAATGAATGTTTGTTGAAGATGCCCCCGTCACCTTAATATCTAAAGTTTCATCTGTATCGTTTGCTTCTGCTGTGGCGTCCCATGAGTTCGCCCCACTATCCTGTGCTATTGTGTTTTTAGTTATTGAACCTACTAATATGGTATTATTACTTCCATCTCTCTTAATTACTCCTTTTATCTCCCAGTATGAACTCACTCCTGTTGAACTCCTCGCTACTAAATTTATTCTAAAGCCCCAAGTAGTATTTGCGGGGACAACCAATTTTTGATAAGAATAGCCCCCAATATACATAGTTTTTTGAGTGCTGTCCGTCGTGCTTGCCATTACAACTACTCTTGAGTATTGTGCATCTCCATTTGTATCAAAACGACTTGAAGCGTGTGAATGTTGTATTTCCAGATATGCCTTACTTCTATACCCTTCTGCGTGAGACCAACTGCCACTTGCTTCCGTGCCTTCTCCCTGTGCGTGAGAACGCCCCCCACTTGCTGTTGTGCTATACCCTTCGGCGTGGGAGTAATCCCCACTCGCTGTCGTTTCGCCTCCTTCTGCGTGAGAGGAATTTCCACTCGCTTCTGTGCTACTTCCTTCTGCGTGAGAGGAATCGCCATTTGCTGTTGTGTTATTACCACACGCAAAAGAGTAGTTCCCCCTGTTATATTCGTCCCACTGGTCTCCTGTTGTTCTTCCAATCCTGAACGACGCATTGCTTTTATCAAAAAACATTCTATTAGAGTGCGCATAGTCCCAATCCCAATCCAATTGAGGACTACCAACAACAAAATCAGAAGTATAATTGGCAACTTCATCATTTATATAAATTAGGTCAAAATCTGAACTATACTGAAAAGGAGAAGACCCACCCCCTGTCCCATTTTTAAACTTTCCAGAAACAGCGTCATATTTCAGCACCTCGCCATCACCTGGAGAAGTAATCTCAACATCGGATAGGTCATCAAGATTAGCATTTAATTTACTTCCTGTAACTGCACCATTCACAATAGTAGTTTCAGTTACCACATTCTCAGTCAACCCTTCCGCTTTATCCACAATTAAATTTTCGTCCTTATCGTAAGTTGCTTTGTACATATCTCCCCCACCGCTGCCACTGCCACTTCCACCCCCTATATTCATTGCCAACAGGGGTATTATTCCTAACCATAAAAAGAAAAGTATCTTTTTCATTTTTTGCTCCTTTTATTTGTAAATATCTATTCTTGCTACACCCGTATCAGTTTCTGTATCTCCTCGTAAATGTAAAATCATTGTCTCCATATATACATCATCAATTAAATATCCCATTCCGTTTTTTGAGATTATGTTATAGTTATCCGTATCTGCTGTTGTTGTATCGTTCAGTCCAATTCTTATGTCAATTCCTCCGTGCCAGATATAAATTTTTTTCACATTGTTATATGTTTTAATTTCCTCCATATAAGGATTTACATTTACTTTCTCCTGAACAATCTCAGTCGCAACAGTTTGTCCTCCCTGAATTTTTACAATTTTCCCTGTTAATCTTCCCTGTCCATCTGTCTCCCATATCACATTCTCAGCAAAAATTACACTTACAAAAGCAATAAGTAAAAATATAAAAATTTTTTTCATCATAACCTCCATTTGTTTACAAATCCTGTTCCTTTTTTCTTTACTCTTTTTATTTTTTTCTTTTGTTGTTTCTGCTCATCCTTTTCACTATTTTTTTCTTTTTCTTCTTTTATTTTTTCTTCCAGTCGTTGGGAAATTTTTTCCAGATTTGGATTTAAAATGTATAAAGCAGCAAGAGCATAAATTCTACAATCAAGTGCTTCATTTCTTGCCCTTGTTTTTACCCATACTCTTGTTTGCTTTCCCCTTACAAATTTGCTGACAGGTCTTTCTGCTGTCAGTTGCTTAAAATATTCTTCATCTCTTTCAAGAGGAAAATGCATATATCCGTATCCAAATTCATCAATTTTTAAACGAGTAAAAATCAATTCTTTTGCTGTATCTGTTCCAATAGGAAAAAGTTTTACTTTTAAAGAATTATTTTTACTCGGTCTTCCAACAACAGGTCTTCCCGGCTGATTTATTCCCTTAATTGCCCAAACTCTCCTTATCTGTCTTGGTTTAACAAACTTATATACCTGTTGAGTATGATGACCCCCGGTATCAATACACACCGAGGATATTCTCATTTTTATTCCTGATTGATGTTCCCAGACCTTCTGTAAATATTCATCAAGTTGTTTCCATATACCTTCTCTTGCTGGGTCTCCATAAAAAACCTTATAATCAATATTCCAACTTTCTTCCCCTATTCCCCATCCTGCCACTTCCACTTCAATCCTATCATCCTGAACATCTACACCAGCAGTAAGAACAATCACTTCCTCAGGAACAAGAGGAATCTTCTTTCCAGCAACAATTTTTTCAGGATACTTTTCTCTCCTTGCCAGAAGTGTATCATCATCAATTGTTTCTTCTCCTTCTTCCCAGGGTTCACCCAAAGCAGTATTCACCCACACTTTCAGGGTTTCAGGAGTTTTCTTTGCGTCAAGGAAATTTTTTACAGTATCCGCAAATGAAACCCAGGGACTATACAATTCATTTATGTGAAATCCAGCAATCCCTGTAAATGGTGCTTCGGCTCTCCATTCTCCTCTTTGTAACATCATTGGTATATCCGCATCTGTTATCTGCTTTTTACAGTACTCACATATGTATACCGAATGTTCTGGAAAATATTTATTTCCCTTTTTGGGCCAGGAAACATTTTTCCATTGAAGAACCTGATATTCACCACAATGAGGGCAGGGTACATAATACCTTCTTTTATCACTCATTTCCCAGAACTGCTCAATTCTACTTACTCCATGAATAGTTGGAGTTGATGTCACTATTTTCTTCCTATTCCAGAAAGTCGTTGCCCTTTTAAAAGCAAGATTAACAGGGTCTCCTTCAGGCCCTGCTGAAAGTGGGTACCTGTCAATCTCATCGCATAGAACAATACGAATAGGACGGGATGCAAGAGAAGCAGGAGAATTTGCCCCAGAAATAGTAATATGTCCTCCTTCAAAAACCTTATGCATAATAGTATTCCCAGAACTTTTACTTTTAACATCCTTAACCTTTCCTTTCAAAACAGGGGTATCACGAAGCATCGGAGCAAACCTGTCTTTACTCCATGCTTGCCCCATTTCCAAAGTAGGCATTACAAGAAGAATAGGGCAGGGTTCCTGGTCTATAAAATACCCAATAATATTATTAATAATTTCTGTTTTTCCAATCTGAGAAGCAGTCATAAAAACAACCGTTTCCACTCTTGGGTCACAAATAGCATCCATCATCCCACGCTGATAAGGTGCCCTATCAGTTAACCACTTCCCCGGTTCAGCAGAACTTTCAGGAGAAAGCACTCTATAATTATCAGCCCATTGCGAAACTGTCATTTTTGTTGGTGCTTTCCAGAACTTCTTTGTCTTCTCAAAAATTTCCTCAATCACATTCATTTCTTTTTCTTTACCTTTTTCTTCTTATCTTCCTTCTTCTTTTTTATCGATTTCCTTTTACTCTTTTTCCTTTTTTTCTTTCCCTTTTCAATTTCCTTCTGTAAACTTTCAAACTTCATTTCTGCCAATTCATTCAACGCTTCATAAATATACTGCTCTAAAATTTCTTTCCTTTCTGCTTTATCCTTTCCATCAAGAAGAGGAGCAACCTTTGAAGGAATTGAAAGCAACCTTGCCCTTGCGGATAAAACCATTCCACTCCACACCCTTATCACCTCTTCCTTCTCAACTAAATTCCCAAGTGCTTTTTCATATTCAAGTTCTGCGAGAGATGCCTGAATTTGAACAAGACGTGCCCTTTCCTCTGTTAAAGTCAAACTTCCCTGTCCTTTAACAAGTTTCTGATAATACTCAATAAGTTTTTTAGTCGCCAGAACAAAATCAATATAACCATCAACTGGCTCTGGTACAATCCCTGCCTTTGCAAGTTGCCTGTATCTACGAGTAGAAATTCCAAAAACCTGCTGACACACCTTCTCCAATTTTACCGTATTAGCCATTTATCACCTTTCCTTTCTTTCCTGTAAATTCTTCCCATCTTTTAACAATCACATCTACATACACCGGGTCTAACTCCATCAAATAACAAATCCTGTTTGTTTGCTCACAGGCAATAAGAGTAGAACCAGATCCACCAAACACATCAAGGACAATATCATTCTTCTTACTATTCTTCTTTAAAGCCCTTTCTGCCAATCTGACTGGTTTTTGAGTGGGATGAAGATAAGAAATTGTGGAATCTCTTTTTTCATACCAGAAATCCAGCAACTCAACAAAATCAGAAAAATCCAGATTAAAAACATCCCTTAAATTCCTGATATTCAGATTACTGTAATGCTTCTTTCCCTTTTTCCATCCAAATATACATGGTTCATAACACCTGTGATAATCCTGCCCTGGACTAATTACAAACCCATTCTTAACCCAGATTATACTTTGAGAAATATGCCATCCTGTTTTAATAAACGCTGCCCTACTTATCCAGTAATTTTTACTTGCATACCACCAGTAAATACTCACATCATCAGTGGAAAACTTATAAAGATTATCAAGAACCTTCGCATAAAACTCTATACATTCATCATCCTTCAAATTATCATTAAAAATTTTCTTATGCTTATATTTCCCTTTTGCATAACTATTTCCTGCTGGAGAAACATAATCCACATTATATGGTGGGTCAGTAAAAATTAACCTTGCCTTCTGCCCATCCATTAAAATTCTAAAATCATCCTCTTTTGTTGCATCTCCACACATAACCCTGTGCTTACCCAATTGATATACCTGCCCATATTTTGTCTTTGGTTCCTCTATATTTCCAACTTCCTCTTCAAAATCAAAATCATCTTCCTCAACTTCCAACCCAATAATTGCCTCCAACTCTTCACTTTCAAATCCAACTTCTTCCAACAAATCCCATTCCTTCTCCTTCAAAATATCAAAATCCCACTCACCAGTATTCTTATTTAACCGAAGATTTAACTCCTCCACCTCTTTTTCAGATAACTTCCTATCAGGTACCCTCACATCAACCACATAATCTTCACTAAACTTCTCCAGCAATTCCTTATATCTCAGATTTCCTCCAATAATCGTATTATCAGAATTTACAATGAGAGGATCCGCAAGATTAAACCTTCCCAAACTCTCTCCTAAATCCTTCTTTTGCTTTTCCGTCGCCTTTCTTGGATTACCTTCCAGCAATTTCAACTCTTTCAACCTCCTTTTCTCACTTCTCCATCTTATTTTCCTTCCCACTTTGACCCTCCTGACACAGGTGGGCTATAATAAAACGGCCTTTGGGGACTAATGGCGGCCGTCCATAGCCCTGACTGCCTGTGCCAGTCGGGTTGCTCCCTGCTGCCACAGGGAGCCGGTCGCTTCTCCTTTTCAAAAAACAAAAAATTTAAAAACTAATTTCTAAAATTCACCTTTTCCCTTACTATTCCTGCATTTTTCCGCTTTTTTCTGCTTATTTTTCACACTTTTCCTTTCCCTCTTCAACATCTTCAAAACCCGCTTCCCTCAATCAATTTCGCCATTTCCTTTCAACTTTTAAAGTGAAGTGAAACCCTCAAAAAATCTCTCCCACCTAAAAAACTTTTGCCCGCTCGCCGACACCCGCACCGAACGGCCAGGAAGGACCCGCTCATTTTGCTGTTTTAATTGCTTCTCTAAATGCATATTCAAAATTTTTAAATATTCGTTCATTCAATATTTGTTCACAGGTTTTTCTCATTTCCAATCTTGGCTGTATTTTGACTTGTTTTTCCAATACATACATTGCTTTTATTTTTCTTTTTGAAGTTCTGCGAAATATTACAGGACCAGAGCGAGTGGGAAGAATAAAGCCAGGACGTTTAGTAGCACGCATAATTGCTGAAGGAAGTTTTGATTTTGTTATTTTTTGTCTTATATCCCGTCTTATGTTTTCTGTTGGAATTGCAAGTGTTCGGCTCTCTATTGGTTTTTTTATTCCTCCCTCTTCATGTAATACCATCCAGGGAGCTCTGGTAAAAATTTCTGCTGCTAAATAATTTTTCTTGGCTGGTTTTATATTAAATCCATATCTGGTTCTCGGTTTCCACCAGGAAGTCCTTAAAACAAATCGTGAAGGGAGTTGAGTAATGATTTTATCTCGTGCGTTTTCTGCGGTAAGAGTTAAAGCACGAGCGAAAGTATACGGTAATTGTTTTACTGCAAGATTCTCAAGCATTTTTTTAACCGCAGTCATTTCAATATCTATTCTCATTTTTTAATGTATACCGAGTAGTAATTTTAAAAAGTTTTTCTTTTATAGCCCGGTATCGTTTATGACGACGTAAAAAATCCCTGATTTCACATTGAATACAAATTTTTACAAATCCCCTCCAATTGCCTGCCATTTTTTTCTTTTCCCATTTTTTTATTGCTTTCCCCACTCCAAGAAGTGCTACGGAATAGAATTCGTTATATTCCAGAAAAGGAAATTTTTGATGATAACGAGAGGAAAGAATGCAGGCAAGTTTTATTCCTGATTGAATTTTTTCTTTTTCGGAGAGATTTTTGAGCCCGGACATTGAGACCTCCTTCGGACCTTGCAGGTCCCGTGGCCTCCATCCGAGCTCGTCGGGCAGGAGAATTACTTATTTTTCAAAACTTGCTCTATATCAATTATGAAAGTCTTTAACAATTCTCCTTCTTTTAAATTCAAATTCTTATATCCTAAATCTTTTCTGATGGCTTTAATAAATTGTTCAAATTTTCTTATTAATTCTTCAGGTTTTTCTATTGCTGTTTTAGTCGATTGAAAAAGTTCACTATATGATTTTATAACTGCTGATTCGCTCCATAAAAGAAGATTATGAAGATTATTTTTATAAAAATCAATAATTTCTTTTCTCAAACGCTCGTTATCTTCTTTAAGCATATTAATTCCTTTATTTCTATAAATTACATTAAATAAGAACTCTAAAAATCTCTCATAGATTGAAATTTTTTTCTCCCTAAGTTGTTGTAAAATTAAATTTCTTCTTTCTAACCATTTTATAATTATAGAAGAAATTACACCAACTAAAGCTGTAATACCTACCCCTATAAGAGTTACTCCTTCTGATGTCAATTTTGATTGTGTTAAAAAAGCAAAAAATTGTTTTATTAAAAATCCTATAAAACCCCAAAATCCCATAAAACCTAAAAATAAAATAAAAATAAAAATTAACAATTGCCAAGGTTTCCATGTCTCTTTTATTGAATCACTGTTTAAATTTACTTTTTCTTTCATTTCTCAAAAATCTCCTGTTCGTCCTGTTCCCTAATTTTCGGTCCAGGAACTATCTCAATTTTATTATTACTTTTTTCTATCTTAATTGTCAAATCCCCATGTCCCATTTCTGCAATCTTTCTATACCACCACAACAAAATTTTTTCATATTCTTCTACTTTAATATTCCAATCCATGTATCTCTTTCCTTATAATATTTTTTAAGGTAAAACCTATAAAAAGGGGGCGAGAATGAAAAAAATAATTAATGAAGTTGAAAATAAATTTAAAAACTTTTATAAAAGAGA